AATAAGAAAAACAACAGTATCTTTTGCTAGTTTATTTAAAGATATTCCATTTGTAAAATTTGACGATAATGGAATTGAAGTAGAACGCATTATTGTTCCTATAATTTATGGTGACAAAGAAAAATATGTAAAAAGGCTAGATATTCCGCATGAAAAAGTACAAATAACATTACCTAGGATAGAATATGGTTTAACGTCAATGCAAATTGATGTCAGCCGTAAATTAAATGCCACTGCTATGTTAACTGGTTGCGCTGGCTCTGGCGATATGTATGTAAAATCTCCTATTCCATATAATTTTAATTTTGAGTTGGTAATATACACCAGAAATATTGAAGACGCTAATCAAATAATGGAATATATTTTAACGCATTTTAATCCAGATTATAATATGCGTGTAGCTATGGTTCCGGAAGCAGGTATAATAAAAACTATTCCTGTAACGTTTACTGGAGAATCTGAAGAAGAAGATTCAACTGGGTCATATGATTCCCCAGTGCGTTCTGTATTTAGAACATTAAACTTTATAGCCAGAAGTTTTATTTTCCAACCGCCAGTAGCTCGCGTTCCAATTTTAATGGCAAATACAAACGTATACATACCAAGTTCAATATTTGCCTTTGTATTAAAATCTGGAACTGGTACATTTAAACATGGAGAACCAGTTTATCAAGGATATTCATATGATACTGCAAATGCAAGAGGAATTGTATATGATTGGAACGAAAGAACAAAAATATTAACTTTAACAAATATTACTGGAACTTTTGCAAACAATTCAATGATTTCAACTACATTTAATACAGCTCAATATATTATTGATCAATTACCTGATAACGGGTTGGCATATGTGGCATCTGTTGTTCCAGTTCCAAATGTATATCCACCTGTTGGACCATGGTCATCAAACACAACGTATATAGATAACACACTATAAATTATGTCAAAATTTAACAAAACGATGGAGGAATTATTTAATGTTCCTCCATCGGTGATTGAAGAAGAAACTGAATTTGCAGAATTTTTGCCTGCAGAACAATCAACACACGATTTATCCACTCTATTAGATCATGATTTAAAAACTGATTATGAACGAACGCGAGATAGCATAGATACCTTAATTGCAAAGGGAACTGAAGCTATTGACGATATGTTAGCTATTGCTAGGCAATCAGAAAAAGCTCGAGATTTTGAAGTTGCAGGTAACATGATCAAAACTGTAGTTGATGCGTCAAAAGAATTACTGGAAGTTCAAAAGAAAATGCGTGATATTACAGGTAAACGAGAAAATGTTACACAAAATATTAAAAATGCAGTTTTTGTTGGGTCAACTAAAGATTTAATTAAATCTATAAAAAACGAGAATACTGAATGATTGATTTTGAGGGTAGCAATAAATTATATTACAGAGATAATCCAAATCTAAGAAGAGCAGGGATTAATAACTGGGAATACGAACAAAATCACAGAGATGAAGTTCGAAAATGTATTGCTGACCCAATATATTTTATTCGTAATTATGTAAAAATTATTAATCTTGATGAAGGTCTTGTTTATTTTGATATGCACGACTATCAAGAAGAAATGGTTCAAGCATTTCATGAAAATAGATTTTCTATTGTAAGGATTGGTCGTCAGTCAGGTAAAACCACAACATCTGTTGGATATCTATTGTGGCTATCTCTATTTACTGAAAATTACAATATTGCTATTACGGCTAACAAAAAATCCTTAGCTGTTGAAATTCTTTCTAGGTATCAATTAGCCTATGAAAATTTACCTATGTGGCTTCAGCAAGGTATTGTATTCTGGAATAAAGGTAGTATAGAATTAGAAAATGGATCTAAAATATTAGCTGCTTCAACTGCTGCTAGTTCTGTTCGTGGTGGATCATTTAACCTTGTATTTATGGACGAGTTTGCTCACGTTCATAATAATTTAGCAGAAGAGTTCTTTACTTCAACATATCCGGTAATTTCATCAGGTAAAACAACTAAAATTATTATTGTATCTACTCCTCGTGGTATGAATTTATACTACAAAATGTGGATGGATGCTGTTAATAAGAAAAGCGATTACAAAGCTGTTGATATTCATTGGTCTAGAGTTCCAGGTCGTGATGAAAACTGGAAAGAAACTACAATTAGAAATACATCTCTTCGTCAGTTTAATCAAGAATTTGGTTGCGAATTTTTAGGTTCTACAAACACTTTGATTGATGGTTCAAAACTACAAACATTAGTTGCTGTTGATCCATTAGATACAGATGACGAGATTTTATTTGATCGCATTACAATTCCACAAGAAATGGATGTATTTGAATTACCAGTAAAAGAATTGTTTGATGATGAAACCAAAAAACAAATAGATAAAGACCATATCTATGCAATGACTGTTGACGTTTCAGAGGGCAAAAATTTAGATTATTCTGCATTTTCAATTTTTGACGTTTCTACTATTCCATATAAACAAGTAGCAACATATAGAAATAATCAGTTACATCCAATGCTATTCCCAGACATTATTAAAATGGCTGCTGAATACTATAATAATGCATATGTTTTAATTGAGGTTAACAATAACCCAACAGTTGCTGATACATTATTCCAAGATTTAGAATATGAAAATGTACTAAAAGTTTATGCGGGAAATAAAAAAGCTCAACAAATAAGCGAAAATGGTAAAGCAACGCAAAATGGCGTTAATATGAGTCCATTAGTAAAACGCGTTGGGTGCACTACATTAAAAACTTTAATAGAAACAGATAAATTACAATTAAATTCTAGCGAAACAATATACGAATTAACTAGATTTATCGCAACAAATAATTCATTTGCAGCCGAAGAAGGGGCAAATGACGATTTAGCAATGACTCTTGTAATTTTTGCTTGGTTATCAACACAAAAGTTATTTATTGAATTATCTTCAACAGATATTCGCAAAAGATTACAAATAGAAAATAATTATGTAAGGGAAGATGATATTGACGTTCCACCTATGCCACAATTCAGTAACCCATTAATGGATAAATTTATATTAGAAGATGGAGATTTATGGGAAGTTATACAACCAGTTGAAAGTTATTGGTAAACATAAACGCAAAATATTATAAATACCTCTATGAAAACTGATTTTCTATTTTTATAACAAGGAGTACAATTTATGGGGTTTCAATTATCACCTGGAGTAAATGTATCAGAAATTGATTTAACTAACGTCGTTCCAGGCGTCGGTTCTTCAGTTGGAGCATTTGCCGGACAATTTAGCTGGGGACCAGCAGGTATCAGAACTTTAGTTGATTCTGAAAACAGATTAGCTGCAAATTTTGGTAAACCAAATAACACAAACTACACATCATTCTTTTCAGCTGCAAATTTTTTAGCATATACAAATAACCTTAGATTAGTTAGAGCTATAGATAATTCTAATACATTTAATGCAACAGCTATTTCGCAATTTATTGATTTGCCTAATTTAACTGCATCGACTACCAATAATAGCACAGTAGTTGTATTTAATGATGATGTTGCAAATTATGTTAATAGTGGCGATTATATTACTGTAGTAAACCCTTCAACACAAACAGCTGTTTCATTACAAGCAAACACAGTTAGCGGAAATACTGTAAATGTAGTACAAACCGTACACTTTACTGCAACCAATTCGACTGCTACATTACCTGCATATAATACAAATGTAAGTATTGCTAATGAAGAAGATTATGAAGTTCATTTTGCTGCAGGAGCTAAACATCAATTTGGATCGTTTTATGGTCGTTATCCAGGATCGTTTGGTAATTCTTTAACTGTTTCTGTTTGTTCTTCAGCTGATTCATTTAAAAAAACAGGATTAACAGCAAATACAGTTATTAATAATACAACAGTCACCTTAAATACAGGTTATGCTAACACATTTTTATCTGCTGGCGATTTAATAACAATAAATGGTAGTACATATACTGTTGTAAACATTAATTCAGTTACTTCTACTACATCACAAATAACAATAAATACTGGCGCAGATAATACTAAAAATTATGCAACAACTAGCACTAGTTGGGCATATGCATCTGATTTTGATTCTGCTCCTGGAACTTCTATATACGGAACAAGAAAAAATGTTGCAAATGATGAAGTACATATAGTTGTTATTGATACAGACGGCAAATTCTCTGGAGAAAGAAATACTGCTCTAGAAAAATTTGCACACGTATCTAAAGCAGAAGATGCAGTAACAGACGATGGTGCTCCAAATTATTATGTAACTAAAGTGTTTAATGGCTCAAAATACATTTATGTTGCTGATCATTTAATCGGAACATCAAATTGGGGAACAACTACTTCTTCAGGAACATCTTTTGATTCAACATTAAACTATTCAGTAAGATTAACAGGTGGAACAGACAATCCTCCAACTGTATCAGACTTAGAATTAGCATATGATTTGTTCTCTGATCCAGATGAAGTTGATATTTCTTTATTATTTACAGGTGATGCTACATCAACTATTGCTAATCATGCATTAGACATCGTAAATAAAAGAAAAGATTGCGTTGCATTCATTTCTCCAACAAGACAAGATGCAGTTGATTCAATAAATGTAGATAATATTATTGAATATAGACAAAGTTTGACTCCATCAACTTCTTATTCAGTATTTGATTCAGGTTGGAAATATCAATTTGATAAGTATAACAACAAATATCGTTATGTTCCATTAAATGGCGATATTGCTGGTTTGTGTGCTAGAACTGATAGTATTAGAGACCCATGGTTCTCTCCTGCTGGGTTTAATCGCGGACAAATTTTAAATGCTATTAAATTATCATTTAATCCAACAAAAGCTCAAAGAGACGAATTATATAAAAACGGTATTAATCCAGTGGTATCATTCCCAGGAGAAGGTATTGTTCTTTATGGTGATAAAACAATGCAAATGAAACCATCTGCATTTGATCGTATTAATGTTCGTAGATTGTTTATTGTTCTTGAAAAATCTATTGCAATCGCTGCAAAATACTCTCTATTTGAATTCAACGACGCGTTTACTAGAGCGCAATTTATATCTATGGTTGAACCATTCTTAAGAGATGTAAAAGGTCGTAGAGGTATTTATGATTTCAAAGTAATTTGTGATGAAACAAATAATACTGCAGAAGTTATTGATACAAATAGATTTGTTGGTGATATTTATATTAAACCATCAAGATCTATTAACTTCATCCAATTGAATTTCGTAGCAGTTCGTACTGGAGTTGACTTTACTGAGATTGCTGGTACATTTTAAATAACAAATGGCGGGTGTTGAATCTTTCTCACCCGCCATTATAAATAATTAAAAGAATATTACGATTTTTTATCAAGGAGTATCCGAACATGGCGTTCAATATTGCAGAATTTAGATCAGCAATGATTGGTGATGGTGCTAGACCGAATTTATTTTCAGTTGCGCTTACATTCCCAACTATTGCGAGTGCACCAGTTGCATCTCAAAAATTAACATTTATGGCTCACGCAGCAACATTACCTCCATCTATTATGGGAGTTGCATCACAATTTTATTTTGGTCGTCAAGTAAAATTTGCAGGCGATAGACAATTTCCAGATTGGTCTATTACTGTTATTAATGATGAAGATTTTACTATTAGAAATGCATTTGAAGCTTGGTCTGATAAATTAAATAGTCATTCACAAAACATTCGTGCTGCAGGAGCAATCAATTCACTATTATATTGTGCTGATGCAACAGTAACACAATATAGTAAAACTGGTGCACCAATCAAAGAATACAAATTCGTTGGTATGTTCCCTAATACAGTTGATCCAATTGCTCTTGATTGGGGTTCAAATGACAGAATCGAAGAATTTGGCGTGACATTCTCTTATCAATATTGGTCAGCTAAATCAGTAACCTAATATATAAGATTATACTATTAATATTAAAAAAGGTAATTTATTTTGGCTAAATTTTCATTATTCGGTTTTAAAATAGGGAAGGATACACCAGCACAGGAAGTGCTGCCTTCTTTTTCAGCTCCAGTACTTGATGATGGTGCAGTAACTATTACTGCAGCAGCGCATTATGGTACTACTATTGATTTAGATTCAAATTACAAAAATGACGTAGAGTTAATTACTCGATATCGCGAAATGGCTATGCAGCCAGAAATTGAAAGCGCTGTTGACGATATTATCAATGAAGCAATTATTAATGAAGATGGCGTTATTGTAAAATTAAAATTAGATAATTTGAAAGTTGCGCCAAAAATAAAAAAAGCTATTGAAGATGAATTTGATAATATCTTGACTCTTTTGAATTTTAAACAATTGGGTCAAGATATCTTTAGAAGATATTATATTGATGGAAGAATGTATTATAATATTATTCTTGATAAAGCAAATCCAAATGCTGGTATCCAAGAATTAAGATATACAGATCCAAGAAAAATAACAAAAATTCGCGAAATTAAAAAAGTAAAAGATCAAACTACTGGGTTTGATATTGTTGCTGGTTATGTTGAATATTATATCTATTCTGATACTATTTCAACAAAATCTAATCTTACAAATTCTGGGTTACGAATTGCCCCAGATTCAATGATTTGCGTTACATCAGGTTTATTGGATGCAAAACGTTCAATTATATTAAGCAATTTACATAAATGCATTAAACCTTTAAATCAATTAAGAATGATTGAGGATGCTAGTGTAATTTATAAAGTATCAAGAGCTCCAGAAAGACGTATTTTTTATATTGATGTTGGTAATCTGCCTAAAATGAAAGCAGAACAATATCTTAAAGATATTATGACAAAATATAAAAATAAAGTTGTTTATGATGCTACAACGGGTGAAATTAGAGACGATAGAAGATTCCTTTCTATGATGGATGATTTCTGGCTACCTAGACGCTCTGACAATAAATCAACAGAAATTACTACTCTACCATCATCAGCTGCATTTGATGATATGTCTATGGTAGAATATTTTGAAAAGAAATTATATAAATCCCTTAATGTTCCATTTTCTAGATTAGAACAACCAGATAATGCGTTTGATGTTGGCACAAATCAAGTAATCTCTAGAGATGAAATTAAGTTTGATAAGTTTATTCAA